ACTGACATCTTTAATTAATAAAACTGTTTCGTTTGTTTCTGTATCTGATGTGTCTGATACTAATTGAACATCTGCTGTGACAGTTGTTGTGTGAATATTACAAAGTGTTAATCCAATAACTACTGTTGTTGTAGAAGATGGAACTGTGTAAAGAGTTAATGGAGTTCCAGCACTTGATGGCATCGCACCATTCGTTTTAACCTTAAAAGTATTTGCCATCTGTTTCTCCTTATCCTAAAGCTATCGCTAGTGGCAAAGCATTTGGGTCTGTTTCAGATATAGTACCTGTGACCGACATTGTGCTAGTGATTGCGTTTGATGAAATATTAATTTGAAATAACTCTACATTATCTGACCCATCATTTATTTTAACTTTTAAAACTCCTGATGTTCCTGAATCAACCCAAATTGTGCCTTGTGCAACTGAACTTGGTGCTGAAGTGCCTAAATGACTTGTATTTACTGCTCCTAAAATATTGTTTAATTCTGTTCTAAAAGAAGCAAATCCTTGATTGGCTAAAACTAAATCTGATACTTGACTCATATAATCCTTTTATTTTATTTCTATGCTGATTTCAAGCCATGTCCTACAACTTGATAATCAAATGTTCTGCTTATTCCTGTATTACTACTATTATAAAACCTTATTGTAAAGGCAGTTTTTGATTTACTTGTAATCTGATAATAGTCTCCTGTTTGTAATCCTTGTGCTGAAATACCGATACTCGGAGTTGCGTAAAAAGAATTTGTAAAAGTTATTGTTGTTCCTGAAGCATCTGAAACTACATCTTGCCCAGCTTCAGTTCTTCTTTCCATATTTACTTTAGTTTGCAAAGTATGAACTTTTGCTCTAACTTTATTATCATCACTTGTAATCTTACATTTGAATTTAAAAAATTTGCCTTTTATGGTGCTTTGCTGTGCAATTTTTTGAAAGCTTGAAATATTGTCTAAACTTGTATTATCAAATCCAACCTGTACTTCTGCTCCACATTGTATTTCAGGAGACCCATCAAAAGGTGCTTTAGCATCTTCAAATTGTGATGCACCTCTACCTGAATCAAATAAATCGTATTCATCTTCTGAACTCATGCCAATAACAGCACCTAAATTAGTGTCATATATTTGGTCTAATGAAAGAGTATTGCTAAATGTATAAAATCCTGATGATTGTATATTACCACCAAAATTTGTAGGATTTGATGTAGAGTCTGTGCCACCTAAATCAAAAAAACCCTCTGCTGAATCTAAATTACCAACAAGACTATCTACTTGTGTAATAGTATCTAAAATTAATACTTTTCTACCAGCATTATCTTCTGATATTGCTACACTACTATCTCTTGTTCCATTAAAATCTGCCATTATTCTGTCAAAGTTAAAATATTAGTAAAATTTTGTAAGCCTGAAATGTTTGTTGATACAATAGAAGCTTCTGCACTAGAATTGCCTAATTTATCTACTGCTTTTATACAATAACTACCAATCTGTGCATTAACAACTAAACTATTTGATTTTCTTCTTACTACTTTTGCAATAGGTGTGCTTTCATTCCAAGTAGCACCACTCGTCACATCTTGAAACCTTACTTCATACCAAGATATATCTAAATCATTAACAGGTGTCCAAGATAACTCCATTTGATTTGAACCAACCATAGAAACAGACAAATCATCTACATCACTTGGTATATCTGTTGCACCTATAATTTTTCTTGAAGCAGATGTATAACTTGAAGAAACTCCAAAACTATTTATAGCTTTTACTCTTACATTATAAGTTATATCATCAACTACATTTATAAATTCGTGATTTAGCTGAGTACCACTAGATATTATTTTAAAATCTGATTCAGTAGATTTCTTAGCTTCTACTTGATAATACTGAACAAATTGGTCTGTACTTGCACCAACTAATATATTTAATCTTGTTAAAACAACTCCATCAGCATACTCTATTAATTCATCAGAAAGTGTAATTGATGCTGGTGCTTGTATAGAAAATGGATTTGGTAAAGTAGTTGATGGTGTACTTGACACTTGTTGTTTTGTAGCAAAAGTATAATGAGATGCTTGATACTCTACTAATTGTAAATTGATTGTATAATCTTCATTAAATGTCATTGATAGCACTCTAAAAGCTTTATTTGTAAATCCAAGCGATGATAAACTTACATTAACAATATCCCCTATGTGTAATTCATAAGCTTTAAATCCACAATTTATTGTAAGTCCTAATGCTTCTCTACTTCTTCTTAAAATTATTTCAGCCATTTCTTCAGCCTGATATGTTGAAGTAATAGTTCTAAAATCAAATCTACCCTCTAGCAAAAAACCACCATCTGCTGTTTTCATTGTTGCGTGTTGATCTGCACTTGGTAAAGCTGAGTCATCAATAGGTGGAAACTGAGTCTCATCTACTTGATAATTTCTGTCAGGATTTATGTATGAAACAATAACTCTGTTAAATTTAGAGTTTTTAGTAGGAGATGCCAAAGCATATCCACCAAGAATATCATCTTCTGTAAGTGATACTGAAGCTGTGCCTATTGTTTCAATAACTAATTTATATTTACCCTGAACATAAGGCAGATAACCTCTCATTCCTTTTATTATATCTCTAACATTATCTAATACTTTTTTTGAAGTATCTACAACTGCATTACAATCAAATATGTTAATATCACTACCACCTGAAAATGGTGTAACTTGAGTTTCGCAAACTTGTGAAGCATCGAAAAAACTTTGTAAATCTAAATTAGATGTTGCTATTCCTTTGCCATATCTTTCATTTCTTAAATAATCTAATAAACAAAAAGCTGGGTTTGAAGAAAAAGATGCAGTTTGCTCTGATAGATTTGATGCTAATGTTACAACCTTTTTACCTTTTACTTTTGCTTGAACAACAGGTATTCCACCAAAAACATCTTGATTCCATTTAAATCTTAAAGCTAAATAACAAATACCTCTTAATCTATGGTTACTTCCCCATGATGATAAGGGTGTTAAAACACTTGATGCAACTTGGTCATCTTTACCCATGAAAGCTTGTATTTGAATATGACTTGTAGAATCTTTAAAAAAATTACTATCACTACTCGCTACTTCTCTTGTAGTGCCATGAGTTAATGCACCATCAAATGTAACTACTTTATCATCAACTATTACTTGTTCTATTGAATTTACTTCTCCCTCTGCAAGAACCAAAGCAACATATAAATATGTATTGTCTGTTCCTGAAGTTTCTATAAAGACTCTAGTTCCACCAACTAATCTTTCTCCATAAATTACAGGAATACAAGCATTATTAGATTGTTTGTTTAATAATATACCTCTTTCAGTTTCTTCAAAATCGTTTGTACCAAAGTCAGGCACATCAGGTTTAAGTGATCTTGAAAATAACCAACCAATAGCAAAAACACCTAAAGCTACATAAGGGTTAAATTTACCCTGAAACAAACTAAATGCTTGTGTTACAAGACCTGTGCCTTTTTCGACTACTTTTTCAACTGCACTACCCATTACCTATGAAAATCCCTTTTGTATTTTTTTGAAACTCTATATACTTGGTCTTGTTTATTTAAACGTAACCAAGATATAGACTCATTTGTTTTTAATAATTTTTTAAAGTAGTTATATACCCATGACATGACCTCATTACTCTTTCTAAGAATTACAATATCATATAACCAAAGATTTACACCACTTTTCCATTCGTTTTTATAAATCTTAGAACTTGTTACATAAGCTTTTTCCACATCTTTATTAAGATACGCCCAATTCACAAAACCAAATATACCTTTGTCATCTTTAAATATTTTATATTGGTTAAGATTTATAGATGGTAAAATATGATAATATAATTCAGGATATGTATTTTTTTTGTATTTATCAAAATGATAATATAGATTTATAACTTCATCAAAAGTTGTCATTCTCTACCCCATTTAATATCAAGCACATTTTCACTTGAATAATCCATGCCTAGATCAGCACTAAAAAATCTTTGTTGAGAAGCATTTGATGTTTTTCTACCTGACTTTTTGTCAAAGTCTGCCCAATGGGAAACTATAATTAATTTTACATTTGATTGTGTTGTTGTTTCAGTTATTTCAAACGTGTCTATGTTTCCTGAGTATAATAATATTGGGTCAGCTATTATTGAATTACTTGAATTAAGCAATCCTCGATATATTTCTACACTATCATTTACAATATTTTCATTAAGACAAGTTGATATAAATGTTTGATCTGCACCTGATAGTGATAAACTTAACGATGTTTTAGATATATCTGTTTGTTCTTCAAACGATGAACCACCCACTAAATGTGGAGAAGCTGTGTAAGTTCGACTTGAACCTGATATAGATGAAGTTAAATCGAATCCACAATCTGTAAGAAAAACAGGTGTAGAAAAACCTATCTCAATAAGATGTATGGGTCTAATCTGACCTGTTAATAATTCGTTTTTTACTGCTGTTGTTAGTGTTCGTGCCATAGTCCTCGTAATAACTTCTTGTTATGCTTTCTGTACCTTTTAACATGGTAAAATTAAATTTACTATCAGGTTTTTTGTAAGCTTTTAAATCGTTAGTCTTTTCGTCTATTTCATCAGCATTGACAATAGCAGTAGCTTCAAACTCGGCACTTACTAAATGTGTGATCTTGTATTTTTTCATTAAAGAGTTTCTTCAACATCTAACTCAAATTGATATAAAATATTACCATCTTTGTCTGAACCAATAGCACCAAATTCTTGCACATCATTAATTAAATGTACTTTAAATGCAACATTGTCGTAAGTAACAACTGAATCATCTGCTAATGCTGTAATAAGAGGTGGCTCAATAGTAATTGTTGCTTCATTAGAACCATCTGCTGTTACATCAGCTACAATCATATAGACTTTAGTATGTGAAGCAAAGCTAACAAAATCTCCAGCTTTGAAAGTTCCTGTCATAGCATCTACATTTATTGTTGTATCTCCAACTGCATGTGTGCCATTTACTAAAATAGTGCCACTTGCATTACCTCTAGCATTTTTTATTTCAGGTGGTGTAATAGTAAAATCTTCTTTACCTGATCTTTGCTTCATTATAAAAGCCATAAGTTCTCCATAAATGTCTGATCTTTTGCCTGTAATGATTCTAGCTGTAAAACCAAATCTTTGATTATCTACTTGTCTTGATAATTTTTTTCCTGAAATAGATTTAGAAACAAGTGTGTTTTGGACAGACTTGATACCAAGTGTTTGAAAATCTGCTGTTGATATTGGAAATGCACCACTCATTATATTAACTCACTTCTGCCTTTTTCTGCTAAAGCATTATTTATTATTCCTGTTATCGTACCTCTATTCTCTTGTAAAGCTTCTCCAAATCCTCGTGAGTCTATTGTGTTTATTGTAAAGTTAACATTTACTGCTCCACCTGATGTACCTCTAGCTGATTGAGTTATTTGACCTGATGAGTTTGGTATAAATAATTCTGCACCTCGTTCTCCAACTACAACAGGCTTACCTTTTGATACTGCTCCACCATTTGCCATAAATGGTATTCCACCTGAGCCACCTGAGAAAAAACTTAACACAGCTTGTTTTTTCATTTCAGAAGTTTGTTTTTTTAACTCATCAGTTTTTTCTTGTTCTTTTTTAACTTGCCTTGCTAAAATCATTTCTTTTGCTTTTTGCATAACTAACTCGATGGCCAATCTCAAAGTAATTTCAATGGCCATACTTACTAATCTAACCATAAAATCTTGTGCTATTTTTTTTAAAGAGTTTCCCAACTTCTCTCCCATAACTACTGCTCTACCCATACTATTTGAAACTTTTGAAATACCCTCGTTTATAGATTCTGCTATTGTTTCTCTAATGTTTTTTATTTTCTTTTTAAATTCTTCTAACGACCCTTTGTTTAATTCTCTAAATTTTTCTATCATTGTTTGTGTAGCTGATGGAATAGCAACTGATAGTTCATGTTCAAATTCATGTGCTATAATATTTGCATTTTCAAATTCTTCTTTAACTTGAATCATGGTTTTATGTAAATCTCTAGCTGGTGGTAATACATTATTCATTTTATGTTCTAAAGAATCTACATCTTCAAGAAATCCTTTAAACATTTCATCAATACCTTTAAATGCTAAGAATACTGCACCACCTGTTGCTAGTAATTTTGCTATG